TTATATCTAAAAAGTATCTTCCAGACTTTGTACATGAGGATAAACAGATACTGATAGAAGCTAAAGGTTATTTTAGAGTAGGGGATACACAAAAATACACATCCATAAGAGACTCTATTGAGAATTGGGAATTAGTATTTGTACTGTCAGACCCTAACAAAAAAGTAAGGAAGGGAAGTAAGATGACAATGGGGCAGTGGTGTGACAAGGAAGGTTTTGCTCACTTTACTGTAAAGACAACAAAAGAGTTATTAAAGTATGTGAGGGATAAAAATGTCACTAACACTTGAAGAACTAAAGGAGGAGATTGTTAGGGAGTATGATGTTGTTTTACTCTGTGAGGTTTTAGACATAACTCCTGAGGATATTTTGGAAGCTTTTGAAGACAAACTAATTATTAATAGAGATAAGTTTACTGAGGATACTGAAGATGAGACTTAATGACGCAACACCCGCTGAGTGGGACAGGTTACGAAAGGAAATACCTGCCATAGAGAAAGTACCCAATATAGACAAAGCTATGAAAGCTTATGTGGACATGGCTGATAAAGAACTTGAGGATGTAGTTAATAAACCTAAGCATTATAATACAGGCAACATTGAATGTATTGATGCAATAGAGGAGTCCATGTCCAGCGTTGCATTCAAAGGCTATCTCAAGGGCAACTGCTTGAAGTACCTTTGGAGATATGACTATAAAGGTAAGCAGGTAGAAGACTTAAATAAAGCTCAGTGGTATTTAAATAAATTAACAGTAATGGTGAAAGGGGGAAAATAAATAATGGATCAGTATCAACAGTTTATACATAAGTCAAGATATGCGCGTTGGCTGACTGAAGAAAAGCGTAGAGAGACTTGGGAGGAGACAGTACAACGATACGTAGACTTTTGGGTCAACCGCGGACAGCTTGATAAGAAGACAGCCAAGCGTTTGTACAACGGTATACATAGTTTAAAAGTAATGCCCTCCATGCGTTGTATGATGACAGCAGGGGAAGCTTTGGACAAGGACAATGTTGCAGGTTTTAACTGTAGTTACTTACACATAGACTCACCACGATCCTTTGATGAGCTAATGTATGTACTTATGTGCGGCACAGGTGTTGGTTTTAGTGTTGAACGTAACTTCATAAGTAAGCTCCCTGTCATTGCTGAGTCTTTCCATCCATCCGATAGTGTCATCGTAGTGGCTGACAGTAAGATAGGTTGGGCATCAGCATTCCGTGAACTAATAGCCATGCTGTACGCAGGTAAAATACCTAAGTGGGACATGAGCAAGATTAGACCTGCCGGAGCTAGACTTAAGACATTCGGAGGTAGAGCTAGCGGACCTGAGCCTTTGTTGGATTTATTTAATTTTTGCATTGAGGTGTTCACTAAAGCCGCAGGACGTAAGCTAACATCAATAGAATGTCATGATGTTGTTTGTAAAATAGCTGACATTGTAGTAGTCGGTGGTGTGCGTAGGTCTGCTTTAATTAGTTTATCTAATTTATCTGACCCACGGATGGCTAAGGCTAAGATGGGTGATTGGTGGCGTAATGAAGGACATCGTAGGCTTGCTAATAACAGTGTAGCGTACACAGAAAAGCCTGACTTTGAGTCATTCCTGTCTGAGATGCAAAACATGTATGAATCCAAAGCAGGTGAGCGTGGTATCTTTAGTCGTGTTGCGGCACAAAAGATAGCCGCTAGGAATGGCCGTAGAGACCCTGAGCAGGACTTTGGTACTAACCCTTGCTCTGAGATTATCCTACGTAGTAATCAGTTCTGTAACCTATCTGAGGTTGTTGTAAGACCTACGGATACCAAGGCTATGCTTAAGGATAAAGTAGAGCTTGCGGCTATCATAGGAACGCTACAGGCTACTTTGACTGACTTTAGGTATCTACGTAAGTTATGGCAGAGAAACACAGAGGAAGAGGCATTGCTTGGCTTAAGTTTGACAGGCATTATGGATCATAAAGTATTAAGTAAGGACATTGCGTCAGTTACGTGGCTAGAGGATTTAAAAGATGTGGCAATCAAAACTAATAAACTTTGGGCAAAGAAGTTGGGAATCAATCAGTCAACTGCTATTACGTGTGTTAAGCCTAGCGGTACTGTATCTCAGCTTGTCGATAGCGCTAGTGGCATTCATCCTAGGTTTTCTAAGCATTACATTAGAAGAGTACGTTCAGACGCGAAAGACCCGCTTGCTGAATTCATGTCAGCCACCGGATTCCCCGTAGAACAAGACCTAATGAGTCCATCGTCCTTGGTCTATAGTTTCCCTGTGAAGTCTCCAGAGACTAGCGTTACAGTCAAACAGGTAGGTGCAATGCAACAGCTTAAACTATGGAAAGCCTACCAGAATCACTGGTGTGAGCATAAGCCAAGCATCACTGTTTATTATACAGATGATGAGTTCTTGGAAGTAGCACAGTGGATATGGAATAACTTTGACTTGTGCAGTGGGATTAGTTTGTTGCCAGTTAGTGATCATGTGTATCAGCAAGCTCCTTATGAAGACATCAGCGAGGAAAAGTATCAGGAGTTAGTACAACAGATGCCTGTGGGTGTTAATTGGAATGACCTTGAACAGTTTGAACAAGAAGATAATACTACAGGTAGTCAAGAGTTAGCATGTGTAGGTGGAGCATGTGAAATAGTGTAGATAAAACTAAGGGGCCTTAAGTGGCCCCTTTTTTATTCTTCTCTAGTAAGCATTCCTGCACCTGCTAAACCTATTCCTGCCCCTGTTGCCCCTGTGAGTATTTTTAATTTATTAACGGAAGCATTAGCGGCCCTAATGTCTAAATCTGTAGGTTTAATTTGAGCTTCCGCTAAGGCTCTTTTTGTGTAATTGTTAGGAGACTCTCCTTTTTTAATAGAAACCCCTGTTGTTTTTTCTACTTCTTTAATAGCTTTATTTGTGTTTCTTTTTGTATTTCGTGTTTTAAGTTGTTTGTTGTTCCATTTACTTCCTGTTTTATAGGAAGATTCAATTATTGGAAAAGTCGTAATTAAGTGTTTACCACCAATAGGGGCTTGTCCAAAAATATCATGCCCGTCACTCAACATTGTATATATCTTTTGAGTTTTAGGATCAATAGATACAAAAGCGTTCATACCTCCTAGTTCTTGTTGTCTGGAAGTAAAGGATTGTTGAGTAAACAAATAACCTTCTGGACTTTTTATATCCTCTACGTTTAAACTGCCTACAGAGTTACCTGCATCATCACTAACTTTAGCAAGTTTTATTTTTCCTTTTTTAACAAGATCATTAAATTTATTAAATAATAGTTCTTGTTGCTGATCTTTACTTGTAAAAGGAATCCCGTTTGCTTTTTTTGCCCTTGCTGATAAAAGTTTTTCTACAATATTACTATCTTGACCTGTTATACCCTCTTCTCTTAAAGATCGAATAGCTCTACTGTCTAAGCTTGAGCTTATTTGTAAAAACTCTACCATGTCTACAGAGGAAAGTTTTTCCTGTGTAGAGGCTTTTGTTCTTTTACGTAAAGTATTTAATGTTTTTAAGTAACTATCAGTAGCTTGTCCTCTTAATGCTCTAATAACTGGAGGTCCTGTTTTAGAAGCGGCAACGGACTCTACATATCCTAAATTGTTTACAGCGGAAGGATCTTTAATTTGATACTCATATACAGCCTTAGGATTGTTTACATGTGGCCCATCAATTAAATGTCTTGTTGCTCTGTTTACTACGGATTCAGGAATAGACCCTGAAGCTCTAAATTTATCCCCTATGCTTTCTTTTATTTTTAAAGGGTCTTCTCTAGGTATTCGACTATCTAAATAACTTAAAGATATAGGACTTTTTTCTATTAAAGTGTTTTCAGTGTTTGGTAATTGTCTGCTCATAGAGATAGCAGTATATTCAGCGTGTTTTCCATCTGGAGAGAGGACATCTGCTATTTTAGTGTCTGATATACCAAGAACTCTTAAATTTGCTCTAGCTTGAGGAGAAACGCTTTCAGCTACAGCCGAAGGAACAGACTCTGTGTACGCTCTTCCAAACTTAGCTACTTGAAGAGGTAAAGGAACACTATAAAAATCTTCAATCTTTGTAGGAGTGTTTAAAGCAGTTCTATTAAGAAGGTTCCCCGCACTTGTTAAAAGACCTCTTCCTCCTTTAGCTATCGCTGGTCCTACCACAGGAATAGCCCCTAAGGTAGCTAACATTCCTGCTGTACCATAATTTCCTTTTTCGTATTCGTCAGCAATATCGGCTGACATCAAACCTCCGCCAGTAATTGGCAAAAAGTCACCAAGCGTTAGTAAGTCCTCAGCTTTCCTGTAATCTATCCTGTCTCCACCCATAGACTCCGCAAGGATGTTTCGCATAGACTCTCTTAACGTAGGCTCAACAGGAATAATTGAGCCAACATCGTTAGGATAAACTTGATATTGTTGTTCAGCCATTTAACTATCCTATTGTCTAAAGTAGTTACGTATTTCCGCTTGTTCCTCTTCAGACAAAGCGTC